CTTGCACGTATTCTGCATCACCGTCATTGGTTGTATTTTGGTTACCAACTGACGTATGAGCTGTACCTGATTGCATGCGTGTATCATTCATAACGGGTGAAATGTTTCCGTTACTAGCTACAACTGATAAAGCTACTGAAGGATTGTTTGCATAACAATAAGCGATTCTTTTGAAGACCTGATCCCTATCGGCATTGGTCCATTCTTTTATCGCTTCATCATCTTGCGTTAATAAAGGTAATCTTACGGCCATTATGGTGTACCTGCTGCCGAGTCTGTTGACATGAAATATCCAGCCAATACAACACCACCACTTTCCTCCTTAATAGTAAGTAATTTCATGTGATCTAATTCTTTTTCTACTTCATCAGAATCATTGAAATGAAAGTTAGTGATATATGCATGATCTATCGTAGCAGAATCAATGTAAGCAGAATCAATTATTGCTTCTGCAACTTCTAGTCTTCGAATTGTAGCACTGTCAATAGTAAGATGTTCAGCTGTTAAGTTTCTTATTTCTGCTGAATCTATAGTTGCACTGTCAGCATGCAACATACCAACTCTTAATCTTTTAAAATCTGCAGAGTCAGCCTTTAATCCTCTTAATTGCCAGTGATCAGAGTCACTAAACAGTCTATCATTAATTGAATCAATCATGCCAACTAAATGATTAAGAGCACTTACTACATTTGAGTCTGCAAAGTTTTGAGCAAACTCTGAATCTAAGTCGTCAAGGTCTCCGATATAGTCAGACATGACATTTGTTTTGGCCATGAATGTACCAACCGCATCAACGAAATCTACTACTATTTTACGTGCCATTTACTTTTCCTTACGACAGTGTGAAGTCTGGATCTACTAGAGCCATGTGACCTTCTTCTGAATCAAATAGATGCGCTCCAAAATATGCATTTGCTTTCACCCCATCATTTCTATTAATATAAAACGGTCTTATAATGTGGACCGATTGACTATCCATATGTAACGTATTTATATTGACATACTCATTAAAGGTTGCTTTGCCAGCATTAAACCCGGTGTCATCACCAGAATCCATTGTCCATTCGTGTACTGTTAATATTTTATAAATCTGTGCACTATCAATGAAATCTGCATTAGGAACATATAAACGTTTTATATGTACACTATCTGCATTAAAATCAAAATCGGCTGTGCCAGGTGAGTCACCGTAGAATGTATAATCGCTGTCTGGATTACGAGGTCCTACTAATGCAGAATCATAATTCCATAGTTGCTGTACGTCAAGCTTTTGTATATAACCTGAGTCTACACCTAGGTTTGCTGTTATCTTTCCAATGATACATTTATCTGAATCATGTGGTAGTACGGGTTCATACAAATAACATTCTATTTTATCAAGTTTACCTCCAATAGTTCCAACAGCATCAACTATATTCGAATCTTGAGGTGTAGAGAATCCAAAAGGTGCTTGAAAATACGGGTCCAAATTATCTAAGTCACCTACATAACCTGACATAGTATTAGTCTTCTGATGCCAGACATTAAGTGTATTTGTTTTTTGGACAGTAATCTTACGTGACATTACATTCTCTCAATAATCTGTTCCATCAGTCTTTTAAGATCACTAACATCTTGTTTTAGATCTTCAAACTCTCGTGCTTTTTTTCTTTGTGCTCGCTTCCGTGCCCGCGCGGCTCTAACTTCTTCTTCATTGGTGTTAAGGACAACACCATTCTCATTTTTTACTAAACCGTGTAGGCCTTCAACTTTTTTATATTCCATTATACACTCAATGCTATAGCTCTTAAATCCTTAATCATTGGCACTTTAGCAGAGTTAGTAGAAGTCATAACAATTTTTAATTGGAATTTAATGAATGCATCTAACTGCCCACCTTTACCACCAATTAAATATTCGTATTCTCTAAATACTGCTGTGTTTTCATCAGATGGATTCGATAATTCAGGAGCAACGTATGTCCAATCAACTGTATTGATTAAATCATTTTCAGTAGAAACCCTCCAGTATAAATCGATATCTGATTCTTTAGGTCTGTTGGCAGTTAACAATACCTTTAAACCAACTGCAGACTGCGCTAAGGTTGTTACTGTTGTAATATGCTTAGCAGCTGATGATCCACCACGTGATTGTGTTTCAGGTACAAAGTTCATAGGAACATTGAATCCACTTGTTGCAGCTGAATCTTGTTTATCGATAACATTATCGACTAGAGTTAATGAGGATCTTTGTAAATCAATAACAGGAGAAACAAAGTTGTCTACAGATCCAATAGTCATTTCTAATTCTGCAGTGCTAGCACCAACCGCAATCTCTGCGTCAGCAATAGAATCTGCTGCAATAACATAATTTCTATCTAAAGCAATATTGTTTTTATTTAAGTTAACTGCAGTAAAAGCTGCATCTACATTGTACGGCGTTTCTACACCCGCAAATGATTTACCAGATGTGCCTTTAAAAGCTGCAGATATAGCCGTGCCGGTTGGTTTCATAGTTGCCATGTTTGGCCAGATTAAAGAATAAGGAATATTTTTAGTTGATAAAATATTATCACCACCACCAACTTCATCTGAGTCAGCAGTGCCATTGATTTTAAACTCAAATCCACCTGCATCAATCTTTGTAATTGTATGATCGCCGTTAATTTGATTAGCGGTAAAGCCACCTACTGCAGTAGAACCTACAATAGAAACTGTGTCATTTACTTGTAAACCGTGATTTATTGTATGTACTCTTACATCACTATCACCTTCGAATGTACGAATAGAATTTCTATTCAACAGTTGTCTAGGTACTGAAGCATTCTTCAGTCGTACTGTACCAGTTCCGGTATTAAACTTAGCTCTTACAACATTAAATTTTAAATCTTGTTTCTGGTTAGGCGTAAAGGTTGCACCATTTTGAGAGTAAAACACAGTACCAGTATTAGGATTTAAATTAACACGCGCTGATGCTGAACCTACAACTGTTTCATCTATTTCAGCTAGAAATATTTCATATTCTGGAGTTTCTGCATAAACTACTATTGCATAGTCAGTCAATCCACTAAGAAAGATAGGCTCATCAAAAGTAAAATTAGTTACAGCAGATCCATCAGCAGATGTATTAACAAAGTTATAATCAACATAAACCGAAGAACCTGGTATTATTTCAACATCAGAAGGCATACCATTTCTCATAGGCCTGAGGTGAATGTTAATTGGTAATTGTAAATCAGCTGTAGCTACAAACGTTGATTTAAAGTATAATTGTATTTTGGTAGCAAATATACCTTTGGCATCATCTACGTAGAATGATTGAGCAATAGGACTTTTGCCTAACTTATAACCTAATGAATTTAATGACATTACTCAGATTCTCCATAAATTTTTGTTTTAATTCTACCAGCAACATGAACGACTGGATGTATAACTTTACACCATACATTACCTACGATACTATCTTTAGCTTTACCTCGTGTTAAAACATGCTTAAGGTGTTTAGTTCTTTCTTCAGCTAAGTAAGCACCAAGTTTTGTAAGCAATCCACTTTGCTGCATACCTCTTACATATGGTTTAAACAACCAGTGATAACCAATTTCGTGGTATGGAGTAAGATGCCTACGTTGATATGTATCCCAAATCTTCATAGCCTTTGCCCAATCTGCCAGTTGTGTTTGTCTATACATTTCTGTACATACAATTTTCTGTGCAGCTGGAGCTGGTGACATTGACCCGGCTTTATCTGGATTACGTGTTGGTTTATTAAAGTTTGGCATTCTACCTTTGTGTGGATCCAAAGTATCAGCTTTGTTACCAGGCCCATTCCATTTATAAACTCTTTGACCAGCTTCGTTAATATATTTAGTTGACCAGTATCCACCGCTTCCGCCGCTTGAAGATCCTGAAGATCCACCCGATCCACCTGAACCTCCACCACCAGAAGAGTTTCTACCACCATCATTACTTCTTGATCGTGCTGGCGCCGGCGCAGTGACCGAAGACTTAGATCCTTCAATCTCTAGCATACGTGTTGATTTAACATCATGTTGAATTGTATCTAGTAAGCCTTGAGCTGTGTATATTGCTCGAGCAACTGTACCTGATTTCTTTTCATTATCTACATTAATATCTAATATTTTAATCTCATGTGAACCAGATCTAAATTGATGTGTATTATTATTTGGAACCATAAAAGATATATCAACTTTACCCGAGTTGTCTGTTGTCAGTATACCAGCTCCATCAGGATGTGTATTAGAATTTCGTAAAGTGTTACCGTAATCTTTTGTTGTAGATGAATATCTTTGGAACGTAGCTTCTCTTACGTAGTTAGCCATAGGTTTCCCATCCATAAACAAATACACATTACTGTTAGGTCGTAAACCTTGTGCTCTAATGCTTATGATTCTAGCTCTAATAAAAGGTAGTAAAGCAACTTGTACAACTCGTGTACCAATTCTTTCTTCAACCACCTGTTCTCTTATAACTTTATTAACTGTTTTAGTTGTGGTTCTTCCACTTGTACGTGATATAGTATTTGTTTGATCACCTACTCTTAGATCTTCTAAATCTTTACCACCCCAGTTCCATTCCCAATTGTTCCAGTTAGCAGCTGTATTTGTTGAAAGCTTTGTGCCTCCATCAATAACGTTTCTAGCTAAAGTGTTTGTATCTCTCCATTCATCAGATGCTGGTGATACTGTCATATTACCAGTATATACAGTTGATGAATATGGATTGATCTTTACAGCTTTAGTAGCAAATGGTTGAGTGATATAATTTTCTTCTGTAAATTGAAGATAAAGATTATCACCTTTCTTAACTACGCCTGTTGAATTATCTGAATCATATATTAAGCGTAAGTTATCTTCAGTAAATGTAGGTCTTAATATTCCTTCGGACGCATCTATTGAAGCTCTATAATATAGATTAGTAGTTTCAGATAAGAGGTGTGTAGTAAAGTTATCTACAAAAAATCCAGACTTAGTTCTATTTAAACCAGCTGAATCTAAAACTTCGAAGTTATTTGTCTGCATTTCAAGCATTGATAGCGATGTAATCTCTTCAAGCTTTTCAATTCTTTTTTCTAAGTAGTTGATATCATCCATTGTATATCGTTGATGATCAATTTTTTGTACCGTGATATCTTCTTCATCCAATGTATTAGGATTGAATTTAAAATTGTAAAGAGGCAGCGTACCTTCGGGCGCTGTAGGATATGGAGGATCAAAAGAAACTTCTCCAGGTACAATGTCAAGATTTGCTTCTTTATCAATTATAAGTTTAAATGCCTTTGACAAGTAATAAGTGTTGTCAGAAATAATTAGATCTGTAGGCACTGGAAGATAAGATAAGTTAGCTTCAGTAAAACTACCGCCACTATTCATAACTGGTCTAAAGTCATATGCATCACGTAAGTTAATTCTTTGACCAGACATTGATGTATGGCTAGGAATATCTTCATAGTCAACAACACCAGTATAAGAGTTAACAGCAAAGAAGTTACCAGCACCATGATTGAAGTGATCAAACTTCACATAAACATTTCCAGCTGGTGCAGCTTGCCCGTCATTTAAAACCATACGAGCTAAACCATAAAAGTTATCTCGTTGTCCATCATCGAATGTAAACTTATGAGATACGTCTGCTCCATCAGAATCATTTAAACTTACTCTTCGAACTCTGTATCCATCAGGTTGACCTAAGTCAATATACTTTTCACCAGTAACTGGATCTGTAGTGATAGTAGTTGTTACAGTTTGATTTTTAGCTAATGTCTTTGCTCTTACAACTGGAGCAGATGTAGAACCATAGACATAAGCTTTTATTGGTGTACTTGGTGGAAGTCCTGTAATAGTTGTAGTGTTAGAACCAGCAGTAATACCACCTAATGAAGAGTTATCAGCTTGACCCGAATCATGCATGATTAACCAATCACTAGTATTATTCAATACGTAGTTAGTTGGAATACTCACAGTAAAATTACCAGATCCATCACTTGTACCTTGTCTTAAAATTTGTACTTCCATACTTTGTGGATCTAAAACTCTAGGTCTTGGTGATAGAGTTTGATATATTAGTGTATGGTTAAGTGGATCTTCAATTTGTGCATTACTACCAGATATTGTAGGATTAAAATAGTTAGTAGAATTAGTACCAATTGATCTAGCATCTCTAAAGTTTTGTCCTGCATTCATGCGTAAATCAAATAAGTAATAACGATAGTTTAAACCATTTTCTCTTATGGCTCGTACTCTAACTGTACCAATTGTTGAACCACCGTAATTTAGTCCAGTTCGAATGTTTTGTCGAGCTAAGGTCGTAATATCCGGCCCACCTTTTACTTGACCTGCAGCAACATCAACAAAGTGACCAAAATCGACTGGCATAAACTCGCCTTCAATTTCTATATCTGTTGTTGGTTTTGCAACTCTTAAATCAGTAGGTGCAAATCTAGATGATCTATATCCGTCTACAACTACGATACCATCACTTGCTTTTAAAAGTAAATGAGTATCTTGTGAGTCTTCTTCAAACGTAATTCTAAAAGGTTTAACAATATAATCACCAGAATTTTCTTTAATTCTTGTAGCAATCATATCTCTTGGAATATTAAATGCCTGATCTTGCTGAGCAGATACTGCAGTAAATACAGCGCCATCTCTTATTGTAGCTACATGGATAAAGTTCTCATCTGAGTCTACAGTTTCATCGGATGTAAGTAATAGCTTAATGCAATACCTATCTGCGCCTGGTGCAGTAGTATTAATACTTGTACCTTGGTTATCATATAGCTGCAAGTCATCGTCAACACTAAACACTTGTTGTGTAATTTTAAATCCAACATTAGTATTAGGTGCATCATCATATTTTGCTATGATTGCTGCTTGCTTTTCTGTATATACAAAGAAACCTTGAGTAAAGTAGATGCTTTCACCGACAGTAATCCTAGTGCCTCTGCCGACAGCTGGATTTATATCTGTGTTAATTATTTGAACAACTCGGCCTGCTCCTAAGCTTTCACCTGCTGAGAACCTAGGTGTGTTAGGTCCAGCAGAAGCTGAAGTAGTATTGACATATCTAATGTAATATGTTACAGGATCACCGGCCTCGGCGTCAAGTCTTTCTAAAACTTCTGCCTTTAAACCTGAAGTTGCACCTGTAATAATCTCTCCTACAGTTGCGCCTGTACCAGTTGATGTAGGATCTAGCTTTACAAATTCATAGGCAGTATCGATGTTCAAACCGCCAGGTTTTACAACAGCACCTTCTTTAAATATGTTATTACCAAAGCGTTCGACTTGCTTTTGGATAATAGTTTGCATCTGTGTAAGTTCACGTGCTTGAAGAGCTCGTCCACTATTAAACAGTATGCGATAATAACCATCACTATCTGCAAAATCGTCCTTATACTTTGTATCAAATAAGGTATCTGTATATACTGTTGCCATCTTCTATTCCTTAGAATTGTAGAATAATTTTTATATCTTCAGCTTGCGCTGCGGTTCTTTCAACTGGTGATCTATTATCAATGTATAGAATATCACCAGTTCTTCTATCAACTTCTGATTGAATTAATGCTGAGTCAATAATACCTTGTCCTGGTCCTGTAGTTTCTTCGATAATCTCTCCATCTTGAAATGCTGTAAATCCAGTTTCATCATCTTGGTGGAAATATATTTTATCAGAATCTATATCATCAATATACGCTTGTGCAAACGTTGTTTGACCTTCAATAATTTTATCTCTTGTAAATCCATTTAGTGTATTAGACAATCTCATAAAATCTAAGCAGCTAGCTGTATTAGCAATAACCTTTGCGCCTTGTCTATTTAGTGGATCTTTAAATAGTGTTACCTGTCTGAAATCTTGACCAAGTAAGAAGTCACTGTCATTACCTTCAAGTAATGAATGGAACATAACAGCTGAGGTTTTTAAATCTACTCTTGGATCTGCACCTACACCAGAATCGCTAAATGGCAGGATTGCTCGAGCTTTAGCGCCTGTTCCACCACCGCCAGATATTGTAACAAATGCTATAGTGTACCCATTACCGTGTGCTAATGGAGCTGTAGTGCCTGGTCCGCTCGGATGAGCACTGTCTTTTATTCGAAGACGTGAAACTACACCTGCACCAGAATCAATGTCAGCTACAACTTTTGCATCAATACCATTACCTGTAATTGTAACTGTTGGTATACTTGTATAACCTGTGCCACCATCTTCTAGAGCAACGCTTAAAACCTGTCCTGGTATCGCACTATCCTGTACTGCTTTTTGTTTTAACTCAATGCCAGTAGAGTTAGAATCAACATTAAATTGTTTTTGTACAGGTATAAAATTTGATGATTGGAATTGCTCTTGCCGTGATCCACTTATGGTATACATAAACTTCCATACGTAACCGTCGGCAGTTCTGAAAGAACTATGATTAGCACCTGTCGGTTCTACTGTAGAAGGTTGAGCAACACCTAGTCTGTTACGGCCAGTTTCTAAACAGACATATACTTGGTTGTTATCATTCTTTACGTAGTAAGGTTGTGCAGGATAACCTGCTACTGTATCATCATATGGAGAATAGATCCTACCATTTGACCAATTGTTACGAGGAACAACAAGAGATGTAGACTTAACCTTTTTAATAGACTGCAAGGCATTTCTTAATTTAGAAACTTCTTGAGGACTGTTAATAGGAATAGGAACTGTCTCGTTCGAATCCCATGGTTGTGACCTACCAATACCCACATAATAATTGTGAGTCTGTTGTTCAAACCGCTCGAAGAAATCTCGAGCAATCTGTTGTCTTAAGGTATCTGTAATAGTTGCTGGCATTGTTTATATCCTATTAAGTACTAATTGCACCGCCGAGAGCGATTCGTTTATAAAAACCGGCTGCACTGTCGAAAATTGCTAGACATGGACTACCTGAATCTCCGTCGGTTGTAAATATCATTTTACCGTGTGACCCTGTCGGTGCAGTAGCTACTGAATAATTTCTTAAATCTAATTCTACAGCTTTACTTTGCACATAATCAGAATCAATTGTATCTGGAATATTATGTTTTAAAGCTACTGTACCACTGCTATCTGGCAAGTTGATTGTTCTGTCAGTTGTTGGATCAATGACTGATAAAGTTGTTTCATGAGAATCGGCAGTGGCACCTTCCCATACAACTGAACTAGTCGCTAATGATACGCCTAGGTTAACGGATGAGTCTGTACCAACGATAGTTTCAATATCTTGTACAGCATTATACAGTTCTTCAAAATTATCATTTATCTTTCCAGCACCGGTATATAGATCATCACCGGTTCCGTCATTACCTGTTGCGCCTCTGTTTATAATCTGTCTTGCCATTTTTAATTCCTAAAATGTTTAACATTATTTATAATAGTTACACTACTGTCTGAAGTAGGATCTAGCATCAAATGTGTCATTTGTTGATGAAAATTTAACAGACGAAAGTGGAACATTATTTGAAGTTGTACCGGCTGAATCTGTCTTATCGTCAAATGATACCCAGTATCCACCCATTTCGTACATACTGCTATAGTACCCTTCGAGCT